TCTCACGCATATTACCTTCCAAAACGTCGACAATCATTCCCTTGATAGTATTAATGTCTTTGTTCAAGAAGTTCTGTGCGGCTTTCTTAATGTCGTCCGGCTGGTCAGAAATCTTCGCATTAACAACTGCGTCAACTGTAACGTTAATGTAATCTTTGGTCGGAACTGCGTTCTGGGTCTTTACGTCAATCGGAATCAACTTCAAGCTAAGAACGTCAGCACGTTCGAGGAACGGAATCTTGAAACCGGCATGACCGATGATTGTTCGGAGCTGTCGGAAACCAGAGATGATGATTACTTCGTCCGGCGCAGCCTTGATGTAAGACGTAACGAAGAGGATGATAACGAACAGTACGAACAGGCCGATGCCCGCACCGATGAGGATATTGGAACTAATCATTGATTGATCCTTTGTTGATGTTTGTTTCAGTTAGTATCTAATCGTTCAGCCATTCATTATCCATCGCGACAAAGACACAACAGATAATCAAGATAACGGCTGAAAAAATTAACCAGAAGTAGAGTACGACATGTTTCCAGCTAAACGCATCTATCGCCTGGTCAATTGTGACATTATTCCGGAATTCTCCATCATTAAGTCGATGGTTGTCGATATTTGCATAGAGAGTTCCAGTATAAGTCAAGCTTCTTCCATAATAGACATGACGCCTATTTGGTGCAAAATTTACGGTCTTTATATAATGGCCGGATGGCAACGTAGGGAATGCATTGTAGAAAAATTCTTTCTTGAGAAATTTAATCTTTTCTACTGCCCAATCGTCTGCGCCTTTATAATCCCATGTCCAATAAACCTTGGTATGGCATGAGCGTGTCTTACCAGAACCTGTACAGACGAGCTTTGTGTGCATCGTGTAGACTTCTAATACACGATGTATTGACATATACTGCCCAGGAATATTATTGTCCGTAACGCTGCCTATGGCTTCGACGGTACCATGCGATAATGTATGACCTGCATTGGTTTTGAAAGCATAGGCAAACTGTGTAGAATCGTTGTCAATTTTAACAGCCTGGTTATACTTGGCATTATGTTCATCCTGCCAAATATCCATCCTATTGCCGACATAAAAACCTATGCCGATTGAGATAAGAGCGAAAATGATTGCGACAATCAGCTCTTTCTGTGTAACTTCAATATTGGTATCGCCGATGTACATTTATTAATCCTTCAAAAGACCGGTAGGCGCGTCTACTGGCGCATTCTGGAATTCGAGATATGCATAATCCTTTTCCTGATAACCCAAAATACTCAAGAAGATACGGGTCGGGAACATCTGGATATGACGCTTGTAATCACGAACGTTCGCATTGTAATATTTTCTGTGTGAACTGATACGATTTTCGGTCATGGCTAATTCGCTCATGTACCTATCGTAATTTTCGATAGAGCGTAACTGCGGATAGCGTTCTACGACGCCCTTGATATATGCAGAAGCTGTAACGTTGCCCTTACCTTCGTCTGGCGTACGTGCTTCTGAAAGCTTAATGAGAACTTCCGCCTCATGCTTGTTGTAAGACTTGACTGCTTCCGCCAAGTTGACGAGCAAGCCGGCTCGTCGATTATATTCTGCGTTTAAATCGCTAAGTGAGCTTTCTACAAGCTGTTCCTTGGCGATTGCTGTATTCTGAGAGCTTTGTACTCCGAATACGCCCATTAAGATTACGGCTACAACGATACCGATAATTGCGAGTGCTTTCATTTTGGTTTACTCCTTTTCTGAAATAAGTTTACTAATGTCGTCTGCAAGCTGTTTTGAAGATTTCTTTACTGTGCCCAGTAATTCATCGTCAGTTGCGATAAACTTGTAATCCCAGCTGATTTGTTCATTACGTTTGTCATTAATCAACGGGACAAAAATATTAAAATTGCCGTTATAGTCTTTATAGCATGAATTATCTAAAGTCTTTTGAATTTTATCGATACCAGTTTTGATAATTGTATTACGAACTTTAAGTTCATTCGATTTGTTAAGCTCGTTAATGGAATCCGAATATACCCAGAATACAAGATTACCATATCTGAACAAGGTAGTAATATTACCACCATATTGTTCAACCATTTTGGATCTAATTGTTGGTTTTTCCGGTTCAGCCGGCATGGATGGTTTTCTGTTACTGCACTTCTGAATAATATCACATAGGATATAAAGTGCCATTATTCCCATTAAAATATAAAGAAATGGAGACATTTAGTGTTCCTTTATTGATTCGTTGCGTTAAATATAAAAAAGGATTGACATGTTGTCAACCCCTTTTTTAAAGCAATTTATTAAAAATTACTTTTCGTAACGACCGCCAGTCTTCTGACGCTTGAAATTCTCACGATTCTTTTCGTAATAGAATTTCCAGATGTCCTGCGGAGTCATGCCGAGTGCGACATAGAGCTTGATGAACTTAACCATAAGGGTATCAACCATGTCATAAAGAACGGTATACGGAACCTTCGGTTCATAAGTTTCATAAGTCTTCCATGCCTTATACGGCAACTGCTGCATAATCTGGCCGAATGCGATAATATAGTCACCAATCAGAAAACGAATAGAAGTTTCACCAATAGTACCTGCATGGAAATCTTCCTTAGCCTTATCATAGTACCATTCGAGAGTTTCACGAGGCTTCATATTGATATAAAGCAACGTATTCATAAGGAAATGAACTGCATCAGTCAATTCGAAACGACTGTCGTCAGTAATTTCGTAATTGTCCTTCTGCATCTGTTCGTCGAGTTCGAAGAGTTCAGTTACGACACTGCCAAGATGATAGATAGACATTCCGGACTTGACAAACAAGTTTTCCTTAGAATCCGGAGTAAGAGTTCCACGTTTCTTACCAAGCATATTCTGCAAAGATTCCTGCATATCGAACATAACCTGAAGAGCATTATTCGGATAGTTTTCATCGACATCCGGAATTACAATATCATCGGCAACCTTTGCAAGTCGAGCTTGCTCTTCTGCAGACTTAATCTTTGCTTCGGCTTCAGCCTTCTGCTTAAGAGCTTGCTGCATCTGTGCAAACGTGTCTTTTTCTTCGGCAACATTGCCGTACATGCTATTTGTATCAATCATTTTAGTTTACCTTTTCCTTAGACTTCTTAGACTTCTTGGTCTGAGCTTCTGTAATAGCCTGTGCATCTTCTTGCGGAACAAGAGACTTGAGAACTTCAAGAATATTGCCGCATTCCTTCTTGAGCAAATCTTCATTACGGTCATATTCTTCTTGAGTAAGACCGATCAAATCCTTAAGCAAAAATTCACGTGAGAAGAGTGGAGAAATACCAGAACTACCGTCGACTCGCGGAATAAACTGACTAAGAACGCCGAGGACGTCTGCGATTTCGCGAGCACGGGTCAAATCTGCTTTTGTAGTTTTCTTTGTTGTAGTCTTTTTCATAATTTACCTTTAAATGGGCAAAATAAAACATAAGAGAATTGAATCTCTTATGCCTTATTTTATTTTTGTTCAAAATTAGCTATTAGCAAGCTTTGCGAAGAAATCATCTTCATCATCTGCAGACGAAACCGCAGGCTGCGTAGCAACAGAAGATTCTTCATCGTCAAACGGCATGCTGGAAGCCGGAGCAGATTCAGTGAAGCTTGCAGTCGGAACAGACATCTTCTGCGGCTGACTTGCAGTACCGAAGATTTCGTCGTCGTTAACGGCAGTAGTCTGAATGTTCATCGATGTAGAAGTCTTGGTCGTAGCTGCATAATCTTCAGAACCATCAGCAAATTCCTCAAAAAGGTTCTTGCCAGACTTTTTGTTGTAAGATTCAACAATAGCATTGTAAGAACGATACTTTTCCTTCGGGATTTCGATGTCCTTGAGGGTATAGAGCTGTGCATCGACTGCATCGATTTCTGCGTCAGTCATATCATAAAGCATATCATCTGCAGCATGCTTGCAGATACGGCGCGGCTTGTTGAAGTGAGAAGTCTTATAGCTCGGGCCATTAGAATCCTGAATACCTTCCCAGACGAAGTTTGCACCGGCCTTTTCTTCACCGGAGAGAACGCACTTGTCATTCGGTCCGTAGTAAGAGAACGGGTTAATACCCGGAATAATCTGACCAGTTTCATCATCCTTCTTGTCAGCGATAGCGTCAGTAATGAAACCCATAATTGCACGGCTATATTCGAGACGGAAAACCTTACCTTCGGTGTCCGGCTGGTTTTCGTTCTTCACGATATAGACGTTTGAGTAATACTTCGGCTTCCACTTGCCGAGGACACGGTCACGTGCTTCCTTAGTCTTACCATACTTGTTCCAAACCATGGAGTTATATTCACAAATCGGGCACTTCAAGTCTTTGTCCTTGAACTTGCCGACGCAATCACAACCAAACCACTGGCCGTTTTCGAGCTGGAAGAGGTGAATACGGTTTTCAACCCAAGGAATTTCATCGCCGTCACCGACCTTAGCCGGGAGGAAGCGAAGAATGACCTTGAACTTACCGTTCTTCATGAGAGGCTTAAAGAGGCCTTCGATTTCATAACTCGGCTTTTCATCCTTATCCTTACGCTTATTGGCAGAACCAATTTCGTTAAGAGCCGAGTACATGCTGTTGAGACTATTTCTATTTCTTTGAATTGGCATTTTATCTTTCCTTTGTAAATTCAATCGTACATTCGATTGTTTGGTTAAAATATAGAAACTTTACGTATTCTTTTTCTTGCTTTTATTTTTTTCTGAGATTTCTTTGTGAAGCTTTATTATCATCTCACAAAAGGTAATAAAGCGCTTATATTCGACATTCTTTATCGAATCTTTATTTAATTTGAATTTTTCATGATACAACCCCTGTATGTAGAATTCCGGATCCAATGTACCGGCACAGTACATTTTATAAGCCTGGTTCTCCTGGTTCTCATCCAGTTCGTACAGGGAAAATCGATTATCCGTAAAATAATCAAATCCGTTATTCCTTTCTTCTATAATTTTGTTTATCTGGTCAATCTGCCTGGTAATAACGGCGCGCTTGGTAAAAACCTTGGCGCCTAACAATTTATTTATAGCATTAACATCCTTCAATTCGGGACATTTTTTGTCACAAAGGCATTTCATCATAACATACATGGTCCAATGCTCTAAATCAGTAAAAGAGCAGTTCATTTCGTTAGCGAGCGGAATACAATAGTTAGACATGTATTCCATGCCCTGGCTATCCTGTACGAACTGGTTAATTATATAATTTTCCATCGTATCAGCAAAGAATTCGCGGAATACGTTAGTATTGAACCTTTTCGCATTCCACATCTTCTTTATATTCTTATATACCATATATAGCTGGTATTTGTCTATCATATCAGAAATTCATCCATTCCGGTTTTTTTATCAATTAAATGACGCTTTTTCATACTCGTTGTAAGAGTATAACTATTAATCTCGTCGAGACATTTCAGAAGTACCTGAGGCTCAAGCCAGTCGTCAACCAGATATATCATGGCGTCTGCAAGACTAATCTTGTTTTCCTTGTTCAATGTATAAAGAACGTTATTGAACTTGTTATATTCGGCAGGTTCGTTCTTTATTACACGTACCAGATAATCCGGCAACTGAGATTCCGGGTCG